AAGCCAACAGGTCACCGTTAACTTGAGTGATTATGCATACAACTAAGATAGGAGGTGAACATGGCACTTACCGTTGAAGAAATTAAGAATTATTATGACCGCTATCGCCGTATGTACGATGACCGCGACCAGCGCATGAATCAAGTTCTTATGGTTCGTCAAGGCAAGATGCGTGATGTTTACCCAGACCTTTTCCCCGATGGTCCTTTTGAGAACCCTATCGTGGCAAACATGGTGGATATTGCTGCCCGAGATATTGCAGAAGTTATTGCACCTCTGCCATCGTTTTCATGTACTTCAACATCTATGGTTTCAGAAACTGCTCGTAGAAAAGCAGATAAGCGTGGAGAAATTGTTAACGGTATTGTTAACTTCTCTGACTTACAATCACAGATGTTTAACGCTGCAGACAGGTATGTAACCTACGGTTTCGTACCAGCACAGGTTGAAATTGATATTGATGAGAACATGCCACGCATTAAGTTCTTTGATTCACTAGGAAGTTACCCAGTAATTGACCGTTATGGTCGCGTTACTATGTTCTTCCAGCGCATGAATAAGCCAACAGAAGAACTAATGGCTAAGTATCCAGAAGTAGCACATTTAATTTACGATAAAAACAATACAACAACTATCTCTGAGATTGTTCGGTTCCATGATAAAGACCAAGATGTTCTATTCATGCCACAGAAAAACAATCTTGTTTTAGAACGCGCTCAAAACTTAATGGGCGAGTGCATGATTCGTGTTGTTATGCGACCTTCAATAGATGACCAATCCCGTGGTCAGTTTGATGATGTACTGGCTATTCAAGTTGCCAAGGCACGCTATGCCTTGCTTTCTCTTGAAGCAGCAACCAAATCAGTACAGGCACCGATTGCGATGCCTTTAGATAGTCAGGAGTTAGCCCTTGGACCTGATGCAATTATGCGCTCCAGTAAGCCTAATGAGATTCGTAGAGTCCCACTTGAACTTCCTAGCAATGTGTTCGCACAGCAATCAGTTCTTGAACAGGAACTCCGTTTAGGTAGCCGTTTTCCAGATGCTCGTACAGGTAATGTTGATGCTTCAATCATTACTGGACAGGGTGTTAAGGCTCTTATGGGTGGTTTTGATACACAAATCAAGACTGCACATGCAATGTTTGCCCGTACATTTACAGAACTTTTAGGACTTGCTCTTAAAGTTGATGAAAAAATCTTTGGTAATCAAGAAAAAGAACTTAAAGGCGTGTACAACGGTACTCCTTACAACCTTAAGTACAAGCCAGAGCGTGATATTAGCGGTGATTACACCGTTGATGTGCAATATGGCTTAATGGCAGGACTTGACCCTAACCGTGCATTGGTCTTTGGACTACAAGCACGAGGTGATAAGTTAATTTCTCGTGACTTCCTACGCCGTCAAATGCCTTTCTCTTTCAATGCAACCCAAGAAGAAGAAAAGGTTGAAACAGAAGAACTGCGTGATGCTATGAAACAGGCTATTGCCTCATACGCACAAGCAATTCCAGCCCTTGCAAGCCAAGGACAAGACCCATCCGACATCCTACGCAAACTTTCGTATGTAATTAGTGCTCGCCAAAAAGGAACTGCTATTGAAATAGCAATTCAAGAGGCGTTCCAACCACAGAATCCCGCACCTGCTGCAGCCCCTGGCTCAGTAAGTCCCGAATCTATGGGCATGCCAAGTGAGAGCGCAGCAGGTGGCGGGCAACTTCCAATGGGCATGAGCGAAACTGGTCGTATGCAGGGCGTTGCTCCTGGACAAATTATGCCAGGTGGTCGCCCCGATGTTCAATCACTCCTTGCTGGTTTAAACAACCGTGGAGATGCAAACTTACAAGCCACAGTCGCACGCAGAGTGCCGTTCTAAAGGGGAGGAGGGTAACCATGGCAAATACAAGTACAGCAAAGTATCCAAATAACCAACCTGGTAAGGCATCAAAGCCTGCTAATCAGGGAAGTTCAGCGAAGGTAAATGTGCAACAGCCTACAAACTTCGGTATGCCAAAGGCTGCAAAGCCAGGCGCATCCGTAACAATGTTCACAGCACAACCAAAGGGAACACGCGGCTCAAAGTAAGCCTTAAACCTGAGTAAGTTTTAAAACTGCTCACTAATTTTAAATACTGACCTTAAATGGAAGGGAGATAACATGCCAAGTGGAGGCGAACGCCCAACTGCATCACAGAATAATTATGCTGTTTCAGCAACTGGTGGCAGTGGTAACAATGGTACACAACCAGCAAAAGCAATGACTGGTGGACAGTACGGTGAAAACAAAGACATGATGGAAATGCAAACATCAGCACCCATGAACGCTTCTCCTACTTTCGCAGCAACTCCTTCTATGGCTCGCCCACAAACAGCCCCAACTGGACAACAAATTGTTCCGTTAGATGCACCAACACAACGCCCTGATGAACCAATTACTACTGGTATTGATATAGGCGAAGGTGCTGGTAGCGAAGTTATGTACGCAAAAGACCAAACTCTGGCAACAGAGGACCGTCAACGCATGATTACTGCATTGCCAACTCTTTCAATTCTTGCAGAATCTCCTTCCGCCTCTAACGCCTTCCGCAATTATGTTCGTTATTTGCGGAGCGTTCTTTAATGAGTTATTTAAAAAACTTAGGTAACTGGGCTGAAACTGCATTTAAAACTGTTGATAATGAAATTGGTTTATCTGTTTTAGCAAACGATATTGCATCTGTTGCAACCAACGATAAGTCATGGACAGGCGATGCATTTCAAATAGCAGGAGATGTCTTTAAAGGTTCTCTTGCTGGCGTTACTGCTATACCTCGTAAAATTTTAGGCACAGCATTTAACGATGTTATCCTTCCAGTTGCCCGTACTTCATACAATGTTGGCGGTAAATATGCTCGTGAACCACTATCTGCAGGATTACTTGGTTTAGCAACTCGTGATTGGCAAGAGTCTTGGAATCAGCGTGGTGACATTTCCGCTGGACAGGCTGCTGCATATTTGCAATCACGCTTTGACCCAACTAAAGGTGAACTTCGTGGTGACTTTAATATTTTTGACCCAAATGACCGTAAAGTTTTTGATACTAACTGGGAATATCGCACACTATCAGGTGCCTATGACACCTTCTTTTCAACAGTAACTGACCCACTGGGTAAGGTTGCCAAGGCTGGTGCGCTTGCTCGTAAGGCTCTAGTTTTACAGCCATTAGGTGCAACTGATGCAGGTATAGCACAATTAACTAAAGATTTTTTAATACCAAAAAGCACACGCAATGTAACCATCCTTTCACCACAAACCCTTGCTACAAAAATCAATGAGGGTCGTGATGTAAATGGTGGACTTTACAACAGCATGGATTGGTTTGCTAAAAACGATAAGTTAGCAATCCGTAATCACCCTATGGTTGCAGCATCTAACGATGCTGATACTCTTGCATACTTACTTGGCGAAGCAAAAACTACAGATGATGTAGCGGATGTATTACTTGCTACTGCAGTTAAAGACACAGAGGCTATGGCTCGTCTAGTTGCAAAGCGTAAAGACATGGCTTTTGTTATGGATAAATTAAAGCCAGTATCTGAACTTGATAAAAAAATTATGAACAATGTGCCAACTAATTCCATTGTTGAAGATTTAAATATACTTGATGCAGCAGCAGAACATGTTGCTTATGCCATGAACGACCCTTATATTAAATACATAACAGGTTTAAACGCAAAAGGTCTTGATTTAACTAAGCGTACATTTGGTACTGCAGCAACTCAGCGTGGTTCTATCCGTGCTGCTGAGCGCCAAACATCTCGTGCACTTGGTGAAAAACCATCAACAACTTCATACCCAACACTTGGTATTTTTCAACCAACCAAGTATCACCCAGTAGTAGCAGTAGTTAACTTTGCAGAACGATGGGCTGGAGAACGCCCTGCTGGTTATTTCAATGCTAACGATTCTGATTCATTTAATGAAATAAAAGCAATGGGTGGCATGCTTCGCCGCCTTGTTGGTAACGATGTTGCTGCTCCTGTTATTGCTCGTCATTATGATGATTTTATTACCGCAGGAGATATACCTGAGGCTCGTGCTCGTGTAGCCAAATCTTTTGAAGAATTAGCAATTCCACTTATTAACAAATCTATTGGTCTTTCTGATGAAACTGGCAAATATATTTGGGATGCATATAAAGGTCGCCGTAAGACAGCAATGGACCAAATGCGTGACCGTAAATTCTTAATGACTAATGATAACACTATTCTTAAAATTCCTTATCTTGAACGCCAAGGTGCTAACGCATTACCAATGGTTGACTTAGAAAACTATGCTCGTGTTCTTAAAGAAAACAGTGGTTTAATTAAGGCTATTGATGGCAGCCATGGCATTGTTGACCCAGACGAATTTAGATATATTGCTGGAATACTTAACGATATGTGGAAGGCTTCCGTACTTCTACGCCTTGGTTACACAGTGCGAAATGTTAGCGAAGCATCTATGTCTATCCTTGCTAAAGGTTATGGTTTAGTTGCTGCTGCAGAATTAAGCACCGAAGGTGTTAAAAAGTGGTACAACAACCGTCTAATTGGTATGGACCGCTTAACAGATAAAACACTTGTAGCAAAAGGTTTGCGTGAAGATTCAATTAAACTTCGTCAGGAACTAGCAAGCGTTCAACAAGACCGTGCACAAATTGCTAGTTTAAACAAAGACATTGATGAACACATGGCTGCTGTTGAAATTGCGTTTAAACGAGGACAATTAACAGAAGAACAAATGCTTGAGTTCTTAGATGTTTCCTCGTACCGTACTGGCGAGTTTATGTACCATGGTTCACCTACTGGACTTCGTAGTTTAAACACTAATCGCCCATTGGCAATGAGTTACTCCGCAGATATTGCAGAGCGTTACGCCGATGCGGGTATGCCAACTATTTCAGCATCAGAGATTTATCGCAGACAAACTGGTCGTGCGTATCCTATGCCAAAGAATCTTCGTAGTGCAGAAACTGGCGCTCTTATTAAAGAAGGCGGCGTTCGTAAGCCATCTCTTTCTATGCAAACAATCGCTGCAGATATGCGTGATGGATTTATCAATACTATTTCAAAAGGTAATCAAGTAGAACTTTATAGTCCATCATCTGGTACTTGGCGTGGTATTGACCCAAATGCAATTTCACAAAAAATGCTTCTTGAGGGAACTTTCCGAGTTCGTAAACCAGGTAATCAAGGACAAATTTTACACTCTAAGGTATTTGGTACTCCAGTAGACCTTCGTTCCAATAATGGTACAGGTACTAAACTTGGTTTAAACGATTACCCAGAACTTAAAAAACTTGGTCTTGATGCCCGTAAGCCAGACTCTTGGAAGGGCAAAGAAAAAGAACTATTTGATTGGATGCGTGCCAACGGTGTTGGTAAGTTAACGCTTCCAGATGTTAAGGCTAATGGTCGTGCTACTGTTTTAGTTGACCCTGAAATGATTGAAACCGCAACTAACAAACCAGCACAGATTCTTGCTAAACGCCAATTAGATGCTATTCGTAATACTCGTGCAGTAACAAGTAACCAGTCTAAGATTCTTCAAATGATTCAATTAACCGTTGAAAATAATGGCGGAACATTTAAATTTATGACTGGCGATGTGCCACAAGGTGGTTTTCCAGTTGCGGTTCGTGGTGGTACTTTTCAGTACAGCCTTGATTCTGCAAAGGCTAACCCAGAGGCTATGGCTCAGCAACTTGCTGAACATATTGAAAATACT